GTGTCCAAATCTCGATTTATCGGCATTATAGTTTTGCTGATTTTCAGCTTGTGTCAACTCATCACTGTATACCATGACCACTGCCACATTTCCAGCAAATGGAGCGCTTGAAGCGTCTACGTTGCCTATAGTAAAAGGAGTGGTACTAGTAACGTAGCTGGCTATATTTCTGCCGTGCGTAACCGTCTCTGCGCTTCCCCCGTTTTGATATACCTTAATAGTGGTCCCGCTAAAAACCAGGGTTAAATGGTACCAATCACCTTCATCAAACGTGAAGTTAGGTACATCTCTTTTTCCAGCCGACCCTGACTTTGTTACCCTAGTGACAAGCGATGCTGTTCCGTCGCCATTAGTATCGGCGAAGATAACCTTAAACCCACCGTTAGCATTAGACTGACCTTTACTAAGAATGGTTGGTGCTGTTTGACTTCCCGTAGAGTGGGTTCCCCATTCGGTTCCTTTGAGCCAACAGCACATTGTAAATGCCCCGCTAGTCCCAAATATATCATTATTGGTTATGCCGCTTGAGGCTTTGTCGTTAGTCCCGTCAAATACAATAGATCCACCATCAGCCGAATCAAACTCACTACCAGAGGCCATGTTAACTAAAGTGACGTCAGGGTCATACCCAGTGGTAGCTGTTTCGCCTGATATATCGTCCCAAGCCGTTCCGCTGCCTGAATAGCTGTTGGTGTCACTAGCGTCAACATACAGCTTTAAGTTATCGGTAACGACTCCAGGAACGGTCATTTCAACACCGTTTATATCGGAGATGTTGGCCTTCGCAACACCGTTTATGTCGGTTATGTTTGCAGTCGCAACACCGTTTCTGTCCGTAATCGTCGCCATTACTTATCCTTATGCAAGATCTATATAGTCTTGAGATGGAGAGAAAAACACCTTGTTGTCGGCCAAGCAGTATCCAACTACTCGGTGAAAATCCCCAGCATCTGTTGGTGCCGAGGAGTTTATCTCACCAGCAGTTGTATGTACAAAAAGAGTAGCTCCAGCCGCGCCTGGATCGTGATCCAAATAACCAACGCCGTGTATTAACATACCGTTCGTGGTTGAGTTACTTCCTAAAGCCATTCCAAGAAGCCCACGCGTAGTTGCTTCTGCATCTGCATCTACTGCGGTCCATGTCCCAGTGTCGAAAGTGTAAACCTTACCCGCTGTGGTGCTGTCGTCCCCAAACTTTACTATAGTTCCTTCAGCTTCCCCAGCGGCATCAACCGCTGTAGACTGAGTAACTACTTCCAGTTCAGCACCATCAGAAGCTGCAATAGTTATGCCCCCATCCGAGTTCGTAATGGTTATGTTATTTCCAGCTGTAAGTGTACTCACCGCAGGACCGCTAGTACCGCCAATAAGTACCTGACCGTTAGTAGACATAGCAACGGCAGCCAGGGTGTCTGTTCCGCTATCTTGAGTTATGATTACAGATTTATCCGCAAAAGACGTAGCGTTTGTGCCACCCTTAGAAACAGGCACGGTGTCTGAAAGGGTAGATCCAGCAGCAGTAACGGTGATAGGTGCGCTCCCGTCAAAGTTCACCCCGTTGATAGCCCTAGGGGTGGTAAGCGTAGCTGCACTCCCAGTAGTGTTCTGATTAAGGGTCGGTATGTTTGTAGAATGGATTGTACCAGCGCTAGAGCCAGCCCAATCAACGTGCTCAGCAGCCACGAAGTTGTTTAAAGAGTCGTGATCTATCTCACTTGGAACTGCAACCGCTGTTATAGTTGTACCGCTATTAGTAACCCCAACACCGTTACTACCTAGAATACTGAAATCAGCACTGCCGCTAGTCTCTTCTGCCTTACTACCCCCTCCGCTATCTGTCGTGATAGTGACTCCAGTTATATCTCCAGACCCAAAATCACTAAAATCAACATACTTAAGGTTATTGCTATCAGACGTGTCTTGAATTAAAACCTTATCGTCAGATGCTGGGGTGGTAATATCATTTAAAGCATTGCCATCCGCTGAAGCCCCAAGCTTATCCCTAAGGGATCCGAGCTGACCGTTAAGTGCGGTTACTGAATTCTGGATATTAGCATCGTCTAGCGCACGTTGCGCGCTTTCAGCGTCAACATAAGCCTTTGTAGCCTGTTGAGTGGGAACCTTAGTGGCTGAGTTAGAAGAGAAGTTATCCTCGTCAATAACAAAATCAAAGTCAGCAGTAGATGTTGCTGTCTTCATAACAGCACCAGTAGCGGCTACATTAGAAGCCGTGGGTGAAGCACCATCAGCACCGTCTGTACCGTCATTACCAGGAGCGCCTTGAAGCCCTTGAATCCCTTGAGCTCCCGTTCCACCTGTTGCCCCTGCTTCACCTGTAGCTCCCGTTTCACCTGTGTCACCTTTATCGCCTTTAATGCCTTTTTCAGTTACAGTAACAGAAATCGGTTGAGGAGCGGTAATAGTTATTGAGTTGTTGTTGCTTACAGCCATTTTATCTAGAAATATCTTCGTTTACAGTAAAGTTACCCTTAAGGACTGTAGTAGTTTTATTGTTTACGGTGTGCTGAAGATCGTAGGTATATCTGCCAGATGGGAAATTAGCCATAGTATCAGCTGAAGCCCTTACAGTTACGTTTCCGAGATCATCAACATCGTCAAAACTAAATCCGACATTGGCCCTTTTGTCTTCACCCTTAGCTTGATCTCCTTTTGTAATCGTACCAGCAATTAATGATCTCTTGGAGCTAGAGGTCTTTTTCCCGCCGCGAACCTGCATCAAAAATTCATACCCGTCAGTTAGGAGGGCAATAGCGCTTCCAGAACTATTCTTGAAGTTCAAAGAAAGCTCAAAGGTATCTCCCTTTTTGCAGGTAATGTCTAGCTTTTCAGCTACGTCTAAGTTTGCTTTACTTGCCATTATCGAATTAGTTGATTGGTTGGGGCCATTGGGAACATAGGCTCCTGTATCTCGCCTCTTCTGCCCTCTCTTTGAGAGATAAGCTTACTCTGTTCGACGGCCTGTTTTTTAACCCTGCCGTCCTTTCTATTTTCCTTCAGCACCTCTAACTTCTCCTTAAACTGTTGATCGTCAGACCTAACACCTAACACAGCTTGAGCCTTTATAACCTCTATTTCTTTTCTAAACCCATGCTTCATCTGCTCTAGTTGACTCTCTAACTGTGCTTCTAGCTGCATCTTCTGAGCGTCTATTTGAGCCTGGGCTTGCATCTCCTGCATCTTAGCCTGGGAAGTAGCTTGAGCAGAAGCCTGCTGAATCTGAGCCTGCTGCTGAGAGTTCTGCATGGCAATTTGCTGACGCTGAGCAATGCGTTTCTTTCTCCTAACAACTAAGAGTCTTTCAGCCTGATTAACATCCTTAAGCTGACGTATAGCAATAGCATCCTCTATATCAAGCTCTTTTTGCTGAATCGATATTTGAATGTTTTGCTCTAGGTAAGCCCTGTCTTTATCCTCCATCTCCTTAACAACCTGCACGCCGAAGTTGTACATAGGGAGATCACCAAATGATGAAAGTACAGACATATTTTCTCTACCCACTGCGTTAGCATAGGCTGAGTATATAACCGAATCTTTGGGTAGGATCTGCAAGCACTTAACGATATCAGCGCAAACCTTCTTGAAAAGAACCATAGACGAATCAGTGATATCATATATGGCATTATTTCCAGCCGCAATTGCCTGCTGCTGAACACCGACTAGCGTATCTCCCTTCGGTGTAGAAGAGTCCATCATCTCATTGATACCAGTTACATCCCTTACCATTCTAAGGTAGTGGTTGTAAAGGCCAATGAGTTCGTTGATGTTTCTAATGCTATTACCTATTTCACGAACTGGGGGGTTCTGAAATCCTCCCTCTGGGTTCTTGCTTCTATAATAAAAAACACCCGTCTGTTCGTAGATATCATGAAGGTCAAGTGGCTGAAGCTCACCCCCCTTCCCTAGCTGTACGTTTTCTAAGCCCTCAATATCAATGATCAATCCATCTGGCTTAGCTTTAGCTATAGCTTGCTGAATCTTAAGGTGGGTCAACTGAAGCATATCCGCAAAACCCGTACAGCTGTCTACCATCGACTTCGGCATCATATCGTTGATGTTCGTCGCAGTAGCAGAATAAGAGAGCCTACATTTAGATAAATCGTGAATGTTTTTTGGAACATTCTTCGTCATCCCGTAATTAAATATCTTCCCCGCCCCTAGGATATAACTACCACCATAAACAGTGGATACCTCCATCTTATGAGGGGTTCTTTCGTAAACACTTCCTTGCTTCTCTTCGTATTCAAAGCCTTTCATAAAGAAGTTTGTGTTACCAAACCTATTTTCTTTTTCTTCGAAGTATATGCAATCAACTGATATAAACTCAAAGTCTAAAACATCGACCATGTATTTATCGTAACCATACTCAGTTCGCATGGAAGACTTATTGTAGGAGCTTTTGTTCAGAGAACTAGAGTCGTTACCGTAGCTGCCTTTAGATGACTCTGCTATCTTCTTGAAATCTTCTTCGTTTAGCTCGTGACCAGCAAGTCTCTTAAGTTCCTGAATAGAAACTGTCTTAACATGACCCGCATAAATCAAGTCGTCGAAGCTTGGGTCTTCAGTATAGCTATGAATAAACTTAGTTGGGTCTACATACTCTGTCTTAATGCCTTCGTTAGGATCATTAGATCTTTTAACGACAGCCATCCCCAAAGCAACAAGGTCGTTTACGCAACGCCTAAAAGTACTATCAACAAAGTTATTCCAAGAAAGCGTCAGGTTTGTTCCAATCTGAGCGGCTATCTCTGCGTCTGTCTTTACGTTAGTGCCTAAAAATATCTCTGACTCCTCTTCCGAGTCTGGAAGATTCTCTGGATCAATATCAAGAACAACACCAGTGCTCTGCTTAAGCTTAAGCAACTGCTCTTTCTGCTGTATTTGTATCTCTACCTTTCTTTTCTTTCTGTTTTTCTCAGAAGAAGACAGAGGGTCTATCGCCTCTAGGTTGGGATATGGAGCCCTGGATAGTATCTTATTTACTACAACCCTAACGAACTTAGGTAATACAGGAACGGGAGTATAATCCAGATTCATTAAACTACCATCACCATCTGTTGGGTTCAATGACCTAAGAAGCTTTTTGTATATATCCGTGCTCTGAGTGCCGTTAGCGTAATCCCGACTTTTTTTGAAAGTCATATTTCTCTTCCCAAACAAAGAACCAGAGCTGCTTATTTTACCCCACTGGGACTCAATAGCCTTAGCGTACTGAACCCCATACTCATTGGTTTTCTTTGTGTCTGTACTGGCCAGTGGATCAGGAAAAGAACTCTTACTATTACTGTTTGTATAATTCATATTTTTCTGGCACTAGACTCGATATTTTGCAAATATAAGAAATAGCTGCTAGACGTTATATTTCCTGAAAAACACCTTGTCCGTAAAAGTAACCTCTTCTTTTTTCTTTGGTTTCTGAGCAGCAAGAAGGGCCAGCCCAGAGCTTATCGTTAAGTCAAACTTAGTTCTTTTATCTATCTTAAATCCGATCCAGTCCTCTAGTGTTTTATTAAAATACATATTTCCGACCTCGCCCGTTTCATGATTTATACCCACGTAGTCGTGAATATAAGACTCTATGGACTGAGCGTGTGATTGAATAACGTCTTGAGAGTTAGATGGTATACCCTTCGTCTTTACAGTTGAGTTGGGAGCTGTCCTACTCATAAGGTGTGATGGCCTACCCAGAAGGTAACCGTCGTACCCTCGCGCCTCAAAGTGTCGAGCTATGCCGTACTTATTGTTTTCTATCAGTAGAGGGTAACCATAATAAAAAGAGCACATCAAAACATCCTCATAGAATATGCTCGCCAGGTCTGGACGAGAAGCGTACTCAACGACAAACATGTTTGAGGGCCTGTTCATACTGAACTTATTGTACATATGTAAAGCCCCCTTCGAGCCCCTGTTGTCCACCGTGGCATCTAAGTCATAGGAGTCGACCCCTCCACAACCATAGTCTGGAAACGGAGGAACTTTTTTTCCTCTTTCAGTTTTAATTATGTTTCGTTCAGATGGGTCTGGCGTCCAGGAAACCCTGAAGCGTCCATTCGGTGTGGGAGAGAAAACAACCTCTTTGTCTTTTTCCCTCCACGTGAAGTTTCCTATTACTATGGGGTTGGGGTACAGCTCGTCATTGTGCTCTATCTGCTGGTATATTTTACCTATGTTAAATAGACTTCCCTCAATGCTATCCCTGAATGCCTCATCCTCAGTAAACGGGAACTGCCTAGTTACCTCATTCAGCTCAGAAGGATTGTCTTTAAACGAATTCCTTTCGTTCTTTAAGTATGTTTTACTTCCAATTTCAATGATGTCACCATCTATACCATGTATGTGTACGCTTTGGGGTGGGTCCTCTACAACAGCATTGCCATATACATCAAAGAAACCCTCTAGGGCTTCATAAGCTGGTATGAATATCCTGTACAGTCCAGATCGAGTTCTACCGTTTTTGTTTCTTTCGTTAGGATCGGAATCATTCCAGAGCCCTCTGTACTCTTTCCCCCCTTTATTCATGGGGTTTACCGTACTGCCCACGATAGCCTTACCCACTACATTCCTACCCACAATTAAACAAGTACGCTCAATCCTCCACGCTTCTCTTATGTCGGTTGGTTTCTCCCACTTACCAGCCTCATCCAGGTACATCATATGAAGCTTCTCTCCATCATAAGCATTGTTGGTTGTGTTCTTCCAGTTTATCACCGTGTTTAAGGCGTCTCCTGCATAGGACGTTTTATTTTTTTTAGTTATGCGCTTAGATGGCTCGCGAAAAGCTAGCTCCATACGGGGGTTCGTGGTACCGTCCTGGATAGGCTTAAAGAAAAATGGGTAGCTACGGAACATAGCCACCACCTTCTTCATGAATATGTTTTCTTGAGCGTCTTTACCAGTCTTTGACTGAATGCCCAGAAGCTTGTCTTTAACCTGAGTAGCCTCGTCAACAAGTACAGCAGAGCATATATTAGTGTAGCCAGAACGACGACACTTAGTATATAACTGACCGAAACAACGGGGATCAGCTTCGCAAGCGGCCATGTGAAGAAAGATCGCTTTTTGGAAAGCAATGTATGATGGGTATCCGATATCAATTTTAGACCATTGTAGAAACATATAGTGTCTCCCTGTAATATACGTAGGCTCCCCATTATTGTAAAACCAAACACCGTCACGCCTACGCTGAAACTCTTGTTCGATGTAAGAACGAAACTTGTTGCGAAACTCGGAAGGCTTCTCGAACCACTCATCCATACTGCGTATCCTCTGCATCTCTTCGGGCATAGGAATGCGTTCCCACATTTGCATGCCCTTTGATTTTTCATGGAAGAGAATTTTAGATCGCTTCGGTTTTTTTGGTAGTACCACGAGTAACCCGTGGAGTTCAACATACTCTCCCTCTGTACCGTTAGGGTCGATCTTAATCCCTTTAGATTCATAACCTTCTATATCTACTAAAACAGACATTTTATTTAATTCAAAAAGGTATGACATATGTGGGCCTCCCTTTTATGTAGTACACCAGACAGGATTCGAACCTGTGACCGTCTGCTTAGAAGGCAGATGCTCTATCCGACTGAGCTACTGGTGCATTCGCTCATGTGTTTTTTTACGATGGCAATTGGAACACCTTATTTGACATTTTCTGATTTCTTTCTTTATCGTCTCTATGCTGTAGTAGTTGCCAACCATGTCTGCAATGGCGCGTTTTTTTACCCCACAAACATGATCAAAATCAAGGACTACAGGGTTTGATTCTCCGCAATCAACACAGCTGAACATTCTTTTCACTCGCCCCACAAACTCTTTGTTCTTCTTTCTTTGTTTTTTGTTCCTGGCTGCGCTTCTAGCAATTATTTTTTTCTTGTTCTCTCGGTAGTGTTTTGCTGCCGCCCTAGCCTGATCTTTTTTGTTCTTGTATGACACAGTGTGCTCTCTATTGGATTCGAACCAATGACCTACGAATTATGAGTTCGATGCTCTACCGCTGAGCTAAGAGAGCCTAAAGTTAACCCCATGGTGTCCAGAGGTAACGTCCTGATCGCTAAAATCATAATCATCCCAGTATATGAGGCCACTGGGCTTACTTAGAGAATCTTTCCGCGAATCCACCTGAGTAGTCTTTGTCTTGTTCGATTTCTCCATTAGTCTTTAGTTCTTTAACCATCTGTTCTAGCCTCTGGCGCTCCACCAAAAGCTCTTTACAATCTACGGCAGTTTGCTTTATGGATT